CCGTAATCATCATCTGATATCCTCTCTCACAGAGGAATAACAGGGTATCTGCCATAGTGTGGAAAAAGTCCACACCCATAGTGTATTTCTTCTTCATACGCTGTTGTTCAATTCTGGTATATCCGACGTTATCCATGGTTAAACCCACGGAATCGAATAGAGCTAAACTCATAGCGTACATAGAAAATTTGTACAACTTGGGAAAAATGGCTGAGGATTTAACCTCCTCAAAGCGTTTGAGATAATCGCGAGAACCGGTCAGGAACTCATCGAAACTCTGAACATCAAAGATCGAATCGAAATAAGCTTGAAGCTTATCGATCCATAAATTTGATATGATAGACTTGTTAGTTCGCAACTTTGCAAAAGTCACAAAAGCCATTGTGGCGTCGGTTAACGTCGTAATTCTGGATAGGTGGTAAAACAGTATACCCAGATCTTCAAGTATTTTTGTAATCCATTCAACTGAACAATCTCTGGGAAGAAGATCGTCAATCGATTGAATGTTAAAACAGTTGGAATTTTTCATAACTCTCTGTATCTCTACCTGGAACTCTTGTCTCAGGTACTTGTGCAAATCTGCATTAATTTTTATATTTTCGTTTTTTAGGGATCGGGCACAAACAATTCTTTGTTGAGTGTGCTGAGCTTGGATATTTTTGTATTTTTTAATATTTTCTCTGATATAAATCTCGTCTCTAAAACGAGTGAATCTTGGTTTTTTATTTTTCTTTTTGTCTGATACTTGATGATCAGAAGTGAGTATGGATATTTGACAATCGTCAATCTCCGGACACAAATCATAGCCGCTTGTAAACGAATACTGGGTAGTATCGTCAGCAAAGTTGCCGTAGAAGTGCTCCGAAGGAGGGGGTGAAGTGATAAGTGTGGTGCAGGGGCTGGAAACCACTTTCATAGTTGATTGACTTTCCATGGGGGTTGTTGGGTTTTCGGGTCTGGGAGGGATCTCACCAAACCCTTAGAGTAATCTCAAACGTAAGTAGATAACTCGAAGTAAATTCGAGGAGTATCTTCATGTGTAAGAGAGAGTGACCTCTGGTTATGAGTTGATTCCTGCACGGATCAAAACATTTGTATCTCAAATAATGTGTTCTTGGTAAAGAGGTTTCAAAATGAAACACGTGATAGCAGTAATGTGAAGCGAGATTCTAAATTAGGAATTATGGGGACCTAATATAAAGAAATCTGCTTGAGGGAAAACTATAGCTATACACGTGAAACATAATAAAACATTATCGCGTAACAACAATAAGTGGAACTGATAGGCGGGTTAGACCTATCACCGTACGAATACGGACACCGGTATCCTCTCTCTCCTACGAAGAAACTCAACTTGTAAAGGTTGAGCTATCAATGTAAGAAAAAGACTCTAGGTGGTGATCTATGAAGATCACCGGGTGCCGCTCTAAAAGAGCGGCGACGGTACACTAAGTACCATGATAACACTACAATGAATGTGTGATGTGTGGATGATAGTAAGAAACAATAAATTGAATCGAACATTACAAATAAGGGGGGGGTAAGAAACAGAAGCGCGTGGAAGGTTAAAAATAACCAAACACAAAGCATACTTTAATAGTCGCTAAGGGAAGACGTCGTGTGGGAACAGCCAAACATTAAGTTTAGACTGGCCCACGAAGGCGAATTC